CTCACCTCGGATGCCCAATGGCTGTATTTCGTGCTTATGACCCACCCGAGCATCAGCCTCTGCGGTGTTGTCGATTGGCGTGAAGCGCGCTTGACGGCGATAGCAGCAGACATGAGTGTAGAACGTTTGCGGGCGGCTGCTGTGGCTCTTGGGCGTGGACGGTTTATCGCGGTCGATCCCGAGACGGAGGAATCGCTTGTACGGTCATTCGTCCGCCATGACGGGGTGCTGAAGTCTCCGAACATGGCACGTGCGATGGTTCGACAGCATGCCGAGATCGCGTCGTTGAAGATCATGGAACTTGTGTCTGTGGAGGTTCGGCGGGCGACGGTTGAGAATCCTGAGTGGAAGGGTTTGGCTGCGGCTGAGCCGGTATGGAAACAGTACCCAGAATCGGATGGTTTAGGTATCGACATGGTGCCTGAAACCCTCTTGGAAAGAGTTGCGGAAACCCTTCCCGAAGGGTTCGTGGAACCCTTTCAAAATGGTTCGGATTTAGTTCCCCTATCCCATAAACCCATAACCCTTACATCTAAAGATGTAAGTACTCATGCTCAATCGCAAGCGATCGAGCGAGATCGACCATCGCGATTCGAGGATTTTTGGGAAGCGTACCCGCGCAAGACCGGTAAGGGGAAAGCCAAGCCCCTCTATGAGCGACTGGTACGAAGACACGGCGAGCTACCCATCATCGAGGGCGCTCGCCGTTTCGCTGCCGATCCCAACCTCCCCGAAAAGCAGTTCGTCCCTCATCCCACAACTTGGCTCAACCGCGAAGGCTGGCTAGACGAACCATTACCGCCACGCACTCAGGGTTCCTCGCACGCCTCCCCTGCACTAAGCCGAGTAGAGCAGGCGGTGGATGTTGCTCGGGAACTGTACGACATCGAAAACCACGACACACTACCGGAGATCACCTCATGAGTACGAAACTTCCAGCCTCAACCGTTGCCGTGATGCTCGGCAAAGCCGCGCTGCTCGACAACCGTAAAGTCACCAAAGAATCCGCAATTGAGTTTGCTGCCGCACTCGACCCGATGACGGCCGAGGATGCACGAGCCGCCATCGAGGAACACCGGCGCACTTCCACCGAATGGCTCATGCCCGCCCACATCAACCAGATCGTCGCCGGGTGGAAACGTGAACGGTTCCAGCGCGCCCCGCTGGAAATCCCGCCACAGGCGCTCGCTGACAACCCGCAACTGGAAATTCAGTGGATACGCCGACGCAGGGAACTCATCGCAGACGGAATCGACCCAGCCACCGCCGACCATGCAGCAGACGCCATTGTCGGGATCTCGCCTACTCCGGCTGCACAGGTGATCGACGCACCACCACCTGAAGCAGCCTGACCACCCACACACATCATGCAAGACCACCTCGACCATGAGGGGGTCTTTTTGTTTGCCCTCAACCACCCACCCTTGAGAGGAATCCCATGAGCGATCTTCACAACCAGGCAGCCGAAGCAGGCGTCATCTGCGCCGCCCTACACTCACCACGAGCGCAGAGCGAACTTCTCAAAATCCTCAAACCTGATGACTTCTACCTGCCCGCCCACGAGGCGATCTGGGACACCGTGCACCGGATGTCCGTGAGCGGGCAACTCGTAGACCCAATCACCATCGTGTCCGGTCTAGCGAAGCACAGCCACCAGCGTTTCCAATCCGTGCTCGTAGAGATCGTGGCGCTCGGTACCGTAGACGTTCAAGGTACGGCGTATGCCAGCGAGGTGAAGGATCTCGCAACCCGCAGGCGACTCTCTGCCACCGGTGTACGCATCCAGCAACTCGCTGGCGTGCCTGAAGAGACACCCAAGAACCTCGCAGCACTCGCCATGAGTGAACTCGAAACCGCCTACCGGCCTATCGAACGCTCCATGACCCACGTGGGCGACACCATAGACGAGTTCCTAGCCGACCTCGCAGACCCGACCGTCCCGCAAGGCATCAGGTGGCCCTACGCCGACACAGAACGCATCCTCAAACCACTCGCGCCCGGTCAACTCGTCCTCGTCGCTGGACGCCCAGCAATGGGCAAAAGCGTGGCGCTCGCGGATATTGCACGCTCCGCAGCGATCCGAGACGGACACACCACCATCGTGTTCTCCCTCGAAATGAGATCCAACGAATACCTGCGCCGCATCATGTCCGCCGAATCAGGCGTCGCGCTGACCGCATTGCAGGAAAAGACCCTCACCACAGGCGACTGGAACCGAGTAGAAACCGCGCAAACACGCATCCGCAACTCACCACTCCACATCATCGATGACCCCGAATGCACCACCGCTGACATCCGTGCAGCTATCAAGGACCTCAAAGCAGACCTCGTGTGCTTTGACTACATCCAGCTCGGAACGTTCAACCCGAAGATCTCGCGGCGTGAAGGACTCGAAGAGTTCTCACGCGGCCTGAAAATCACCGCCAACAAACTCGCAATCCCCATCGTCGCAGCCGCCCAACTCAACCGAGGCTCCCAAGACCAACGACTCCCTCGCATCTCAGACCTCCGAGAATCAGGGGCCTTAGAGCAAGACGCAGACGTGATCTGCCTCCTACATCGAGAGGACTACTACGACACCGAAACACCACGCGCAGGAGAAATCGATCTGATCGTCGGCAAGCACCGCAACGGCCCCACCGGCACAATCGCCCTCGCCCACCAATTCCGCCAATCACGCTTCCAGCAACTCGCTCACTGAAAGGACCGCCTTGACCTCCACCACCGCATGGCACGACATCCTTGACCTACTCCCAGCGCTCGCGGCGATGAAGTATGAGCACGGCACGCCACCTGACATGCACACAGGCGGCACGAAAGACCCCACTACGCGCAGCCCGCTCAACCTCAACTCCCTCGTGCTTGAACAAGAACTCCGTGACGTGATCGAGGTTCACTGCCGGTTCCACGGGACCGCAGTAGACCTTGCGGGACTCGTGGACAGCGGCTACCCGAACGGGCAGACACTCCCGATCATCCAAGCGTGGGAGCGCTTGGGATCTGACTTCCTTGAGGAAATCCAGATCCTCATATCGGGTCAACCGCACTACACCAAGCGGCGCTTGGACTACCTGCGAGAAAACGCGACTGACTTCAGTCTGAACTTGTACCAGATCACCCAGGCACTCACCCTGCTCGGCTACCCAGCCAAGTACGACACCATCAAGAAATGGGCGCAGCGCGGACACCTGTCACGCGGCCTAGACGGGACGTTCACACTCGCTCAAGCAATCGAAAGGATTGAGCAACACGCCGCGGGAAACTAGACAATTCTGAAACTGTCCCCTATTGTTGGGGGTGGAGAAAACTATCCAAAACCAAGACCCCAGCATTCAGCGAGGGGTCTTTTTTGTTGCCCAGAAACGGAGGCATCATGACAAAACGAAACATCAAACTCCGGCTCCAAGCATCCCCATGCGCCTACACCAAAGCGCTAACCAAACGCCGCTAACACCGGCAAGCCCTGACCGAGAAGGCATTCAGGCTCGCGACCTGACTGGGCACGCCAGGCAATCGCACACACACAGTCACGCTAGGTGACCCCGACGAGGGCGCGAAAAGACCTAATCCGCTGGCATAGCCGAGGGAAAGCATGCCCGACTAGCCGCCGAAAGCGGCCCACGGTCTTGTAGCTCAACCGGTAAGAGCAGGTAAACAAGTCCCCGGTGGAAACACAGACACAAGTTCCGGGTGGAAACCAAGACGCAGGATCATCCCCTGCCAAGACCACCAAGTACGAGAAAGGCGGGCCGCAACACCGCGACCCGCCCTGATGCTACTTACTCCCGTAGGACACGGACGGCTGAGGGCCGCCATCCAAAGCACGATACGCACGCGCTGCATAATCAATGCCGTTCATGTTCAGCTCCCCAGAAGATATCTTCTTGAGAAGGAAGAGCTTGGCGGCTTCCAGTTCGTCTGCCACATCATCAGGTCCAACACTCATACAATCACCTCCTTTCGCCAGACCAATCATCACACAAGGCACTGACAAAGGACACGACATGAGCTGGACAACCAGCAACCGCCGTCAGATGCCTACCGCCAACGTGGTGTCTCAGTACCCCATAATGGCCGCCCCAATCAATCCGAGGCTCTCGCCCGCTGATAAGACCTTGAACATCAGGTCTAGCGCAGTCACGCTTGTGGGATGAGTGGCGGCACGAACCGCCCGCTCGATTACGCAGTAGATTCTTTTTACGGTCATACCCTGTATATGTGCGGCACCGAGACCGGCGCACGTTAACGCAGGTGGGAAGCATATCTACACGTGCAATAGCCTTCCTTGCGGACCGGACCAGTCCAGCGAGACCACGCACCAGCGGAGGTGACCCCTATGGCAGGCCGCCTATGCACCAGTTGCCCAGCGATCATCCCGCAAGGAAAGACACGCTGCGATGACTGCCGCCGCGCTGCCGACAAGGCACGCAGGCCACAAGGAAATCCATACGCGACCAAAGCGCACAAGCAAGGTTTCCGCGCTCACGTTCTCGCGCGCGATCCAATCTGCGTGCTCTGCATGCACGCACGCTCAACAGTCGCAGACCACTATCCGACAGAACGCCGCGACCTGATCGAACTCGGTTTGAACCCCAACGATCCACAGTACGGACGCGGATTGTGCAAGCCCTGCCACGACAAACACACCGCCGAAACAAGCCCAGGCGGATGGAACAACCGGCCCTAACCAGACCATCACACAGTCAACAGCGCACCACTCAAGGTGCGAGACAGAAACCCGGCAACACCATGACCAGCACAAACACTCACACACACAACCCGCACACACGCCCCTGACCTGCACGAACACACGGGGGTAGACCCCCAGCCGCCCCGGCCACCAACCCCGCGGGGGAGGTGAAAAAAGTGTGCGGAGGGTTCAAACGTTTCTGAAGGGTAGGCGCAATGCCTGCCCTTTTTTGCTGCGCAATGCAGTTTCTTGGAGGTGATCGTGATGGCTCGTGGAGGTGCACGTAATCGATCTGGACCGCAGCCTGATCCGTCATCGGGTCGTTCTGATGCTCGCGGTTATTCGCTGACTGCTTTGCCGAACGAGGGTTACACCGGACAGGTTCCTGAGTTCCCGCTGCCTTTTCCTGAGGATGAGTCGGTTGGTGCGCGTGAGCAGAGTATCTGGCGTGAGGCGTGGTCGTTTCCGCAGGCTGCTGCGTGGTCGTTGGAGCCGTGGCGGTGGCCTGTTGTGGCGGAGTATTGCCGGTTGAAAGCCACTGTTGAGGCTAATCCTGGCGCTAATGCGGCGCTGGTGAGTCAGTTGCATCGTTTTCGTGACCAGATCGGGTTGACTCCGGCTGGTTTGAAGGAGAACGGGTGGGCGATTGCCCCGGTTGAGGTTGGCCCTGTTGTGAAGTCTGCACCTGGTGAGGGCGGTGAAGTTAAGCGAAGGTTGAGGGCGGTCAATGAGTGAGTTTGTTGTTGATTTCCCGACCTTGGGTGACTTGATTGATGCCTGGATTACTGCGCACTGCGTTAATCCTGGACCTTTCCAGCGTGGTAAGCCTTTCCGGTTGGCTGACTGGCAGTTTTGGTGCATGGCGAACCACTACCGGGTTCGTGAAAACGCGGTGTTTGTCCATCCAGATGATGCGACACCTGATAGCCCCGTGTTGCTGAACCAGGCGTTCACATATCGACGTTCGATGATCATTGCACCCCAAAAGACGGGTAAAGGCCCGTGGTCTGCGGCTATGGCTGCGGTTGAAGGCGCTGGTCCGTCTTTGTTCGCTGGATGGGCTGTTGAGGGTGATGAGTATTCGTGCGCTGAGAATGGCTGCCCGTGCGGTTGGACCTATGCGTATCTGCCAGGTGAACCCAAAGGCATGCGCCACCCTGCCCCATTAGGTCAGATCACGGCTGTTGCAGAAGACCAGGTCCGAAACATCTTTGGGCCGCTGCAAATCATGATCAAGCTTGGACCTTTGAAGCATTTGATGAAGGTGCGCGAGGGATTCATCCGTGTCCTTGGCGCATCGGACGATGAAGAGTTTGATCGCATTGACGTGGTCACCTCATCGGCTAAAACTCGTCTGGGTAACCCGATCTCGTTTGCGATCCAAGATGAGATTGGCACGTGGTCTTCTGACTCGTTGATTGAGGTCGCAGACCACCAAAACCGCGGCCTTGCAGGCATGCAGGGCCGTTCGATAGCAACAACGAACGCATTCGATCCTGCCGAGAACTCCTACGCACAGATCATGTACGAGGAAATGGCTGAAGACGTGTTTATCTTCTTCCGTCAGCCACCTTCTGATCTTGATTTCAAGGTCAAGAAGGATCGTATGAAGATCCTCGAATACGTGTATGAGGGGTCATGGTGGGTCAATCTCGCATCAATCAATGCCGAGGCCGAATCGATTCTCAAGCGTGATCCTGCGCAGGCTGAACGGTTCTTTGGTAACCGTCTCGTGCAGGGGTCTGGCGCATATATTCAGCCTGAAGTGTGGGAAGCGAACCAGGCGGAAACAGGCTCGAAAGAGACCCGTATTTGTCTGGGATTCGACGGGTCGACCTCTGGGGACTGGACCGCGATCCGCGCTGAAACAGCCGACGGCTACCGGTTCACGCCCACGTATGGGCCAGATGATCGCAAGACGATCTGGAACCCGCAAGAGTGGGGCGGGCGCATCCCGCGCGGTGAAGTCGAAGCAGCCGTTGAGGAACTGTTCCGCAAATACAAGGTTGCCCGGTTCTACTGCGATACCCGCGAATGGGTGACCGAGGTCGATCAGTGGGCGTTGACGTACGGCGAGAAGGTTGTCGTCGCGTTTCCTACCTACTCGATTTCGCGTATGCACCTCGAATTGGACCGCTACATCAACGACATTCAAGGCTCAGACACCAGGCATGACGGATGCCCGATCACGCAAGTACACGCGCTCAACGCGATCAAAATTGCGAAGCCCGGTGACCGCTACATCCTGGCCAAAGCCTCTGAGCATCAAAAAATCGACGTGCTGATGACCGATATCCTCGCGCACGCCGCAGCGGCAGATGCTCGCCGCGATGGCGCGTTCGTGCAGCGTCCCAGTTACGTCTACTACGTCTAAGCCTCTTGGAGGGCGCATGGAAGCATCACAAGCCCTGATGGTGGCACAAGACCTGTACGACAAACTCATAAAGCGTCGCCCGTTCGTGGAAAAGACGGACAAGTATTGCGAGGGCGACCAGCCCCTCGCGTTCGCCTCGCGTGAATGGTCAGAGTTCCACAAAGACCGGTACGCGGGATTCTCGGATAACTGGTGCGCACCAGTCGTGGATGCGTCCACCGAGCGTATCGAACTGGTGGGCGTGACTGGCGAGGATCGCGGCCTAAAGGATCTGTGGACGCGCTGGCAACTCCAAGACGGCGAGGAACTATTCGCCCAGGGAATGCACGCGACCGCCACGAACTCGACCTCATACGTCATCGTGTGGGGTGATCGTGACGATAACCCGCTGGTGACGTGGGAGCACGCCTCTGAAGTGCTCACCGACTACGATCCAGCGACCCGCCTGTTGCGGTACGCGATCAAATCCTACGTGGATGGCGAACGCGAGTTCTTGACACTGTTCACACCAGATGTTGTGTGGAAGTGGCAGCGTGACACGTTCAGTGTCGGCGGGCAGGAACAGACCAAGAACGGCGTGCTCGTCGCGCGTTCAGGTGTTGGCACCCACTCAAGCTGGAATCCAGCACCCGGCGATGACACGTGGCCGCTACCCAACCCGATAGGTGTAATTCCGGTTGTGGAGTTCCCCAACGATTCACGCCTGACAGGCGGGGCGATCTCCGACATCAGCGGCGCAATGGCCATGCAGGACGCAATCAACCTGCTGTGGGCCTACCTGTTCGGTGCCGCAGACCACGCCTCACTGCCCGCTCGTGTCGTGATGGGCCAAGAACCACCGAAGTTGCCGATCCTGAACTCAGAAGGACAAACCATTGGTGAACAGCCTATTGAACTCAAAGACCTGCAACACGGTCGCCTCTTGTGGCTGACCGGGCAAGTAGGACAAGACACAAAGATCGGGCAATGGGATGCCGCACGGCTCGACGTGTTCACCGAGGTAATCGAAATCGCGGTGGGCCACATCGCCGCTCAGACACGAACACCTCCGCACTACCTGAACACCAAGGCCGGTTTGTCGAACCTGTCTGGTGATGCTCTCGTAGCAGCGGAGACAGGCCTGGTGAAAAAGGTCCAGCGTCGTATCCGCGGGGCACGCAAGGCCGTACGCCGCGTGTTCCAACTGATGGCTCTGGTCACAGGCAAGAAGGGTCTTTCCGACCTGATTGTTGCGGGCATGTTCGAGTTCGCTAACCCGGCGATGCGTTCTGAAGCCCAACTCGCTGACGCGCTACTGAAAAAGGCTCAGATCGGCTACCCGTTTGAGTACCTGATGGAACTCGACGGTATAGACCCCGATGATCGTGAACGCATCCTAGCGATGCGGGACCGGGAGTTGATAGGTGATTACGAACGGGACGGCATGAATGTACACCCAGACGATACCGGCACCAACGCACCGATACGCGAGCCTGCTTCAACGTGAACAGGGCAGGCTTGAACGCTCGCTACAGCAGGTCTTCCCTCGCATCGATACCTCGTTCGCTCCTGTAGCGGGCCTGCTGGCGGCACGTATCGCAACCTCCCAGCAGCGCATCGCGACCGCTGGAATGAACTACACCGAGGAACTACTGGGCGAGTTCATCGAGGATGCAGGAACGGTCACAACCCGCCCTTTGGTGGGCGTGACCGGCGCTGGAATCGACGTGGAGGAAGTCTTTGCCGGTGCACGCATCATGTCCACGCAGGATTCTTTGCGTGCAGGGCTGGTGTGGGCACTGCAACTCGCGCACACCGCCCTGGCAGACACGGGCCGACAATCGGTTGTCCTGGGCATGGGCACACGCAACTGTGGCGGATACATGCGCGCGCTCGTCGGTAACACCTGCTCACGCTGCGCGATCCTAGCGGGACGGCTGTATTGGACTGAAGAACCCTTCAAACGTCACCCACAATGCGACTGCCAGCACATCCCATACAAGAGCGAACCAGACGAGAAGTATCTCGTAGACGCTGAGGACTATTTCAACAGCCTCAGCGAGGCTCAGCAAGACAACACGTTCACCAAGGCGGGCGCTGAAGCGATCCGCAACGGCGCGAACATCAACCAGGTTGTCAACGCTCGGCGCGGAATGTGGAGCGTCGCGGACATGAACGGGCGTCGCCGGATGGCACGCCGTGAAGTGTTCGGACAGCAACTCTACGTCACCAGTGAAGGCATGACCCGGCGCGGTATCGCCTACTCACGCCTGCGCGACCGACGAGCCGGAGACGTGAAACTCCCCGGCTCACGCTACGTCCAATCACGAGCGCCACGCATGATGCCCGAAAGCATTATGGAAGTCGCTGGCACAAACAAAACCCTGTATCTGAACCTACTCAAACGTCACGGATACATCCTCTAGCCTCACCTATCCGGGTGGGGCTTTCGTATTTCTACCGCAATGGAGAAACCATGTTTAAGTCCCTGTACCAGCGCAAGAACCTGCGATTCGTGGAAGCCCCGACTGGTGGTGATCCGGCTGGTGGCGGCTCCCCAAAGCCGACTCCCCCAGAGCCAGACCCCGAAGGCGAACCCGGCGACGACGAGACGCCTATCGAGGGTGAAGAGCAGCTACGCGACGCGGGTAAGAAGGCACTGGACTCTATGAAGTCCAAGTGGAAGGACGAAGTAGCAGCCCGCAAGAAGGCTGAGGCTGAACTGTCCGCCCTCAAGGCCGCAGCCGATGGCCGCGAAGCCGAACACAAGGCCGAACTTGAAGCGCAACGCATCAAGGACGAAGCCCTCAGCGCGGCAAACAAGCGCATCTTGACAGCCGAGCTACGGGCAGCCGCCAAGGGTGCTCTAACCAACGCTGAGGACGCGCTGGTGTTCATTGACCTTGACGAGTTCGAGGTCGGTGATGACGGGTCTGTTGATACAGACGCAATCGATTCAGCAGTTAAGAAGCTGCTGGAAGAACGGCCCTACCTCGCCGCGCAAGGTGAGCGGAGGTTTACGGGCGACGTGGGACAAGGCGTGCGCAATGCAGGCAAAGACCCCACACAACTCACGCGTGCAGACCTTGCACGCA